TCCCTGTGGACCTGGATCTCCTTGTGGTCCTGGATCTCCTTGTGGTCCTGGATCTCCCTGTGGTCCTGGATCTCCCTGTGGTCCTGGATCTCCCTGTGGTCCTGGATCTCCTGGATCGCCCTGTGGACCTGGATCTCCTTGTGGTCCTTGAGCACCACCACCTCCTAATAATCCTTCAGTGTCAGTTAAGTCTGAAACATCTGCGGGGATAGTGGGTAAATCTTGGATATCGTTATAACTAGGAGCTCTAGTCACATTCACTAATTCTAGAACAGCCGAGGCTGTTGCCTGTACTCCCTCGCTGCCTGCTACAAATGTTGTGGTTATGGTATTTGGCTGTACAGTATATACCGGAACAACGTAATTAGTCTCTACCGAGTAGTTGTCGTCATCTCTAGGTTGTAACTGAAAGATTATAGTATTGTTTAAACTATTTTTATCTATGATAGATACTGTTTGATCAAAATTAAAATCTGGATCTACGTTTGCTGAAACTGTAGGAAAATCTACAGATAAAGAATCTAGTGTATTTTTCCCTTGCGATATTGCAGCAGCAGTAAATGTAACCGAGACTGTCGGTTGCGGAGAGTTGTAATCAGTGACCGTGGGGCTGAACCAAGAATCCCAATAAATGCTAGCAGGTAGAGGATCATAAAGATCTGGGTCAGGAGCATTGTCGCCTACAAAAAACTGGTTAGCCCTGCCAACTCTTACCACTATAGATTCGTCTGAGACGACATTAACATCTGCCCAGTTAAAATATAGTTCTTCATCTGTGAAACTAGTGATAGAAGAGATCGCCCCTTCACTGTTAGAAATTGCAGATCCTATTAGATATTTTGGATAACCTATTCCGTCGATGAATTCTATATTACCAACATACGGTGATCCGCTTAATCCTGTCCAACTTTCTAATGAAGTAAAGATATTTCCATAGGATAACGGAATATAAGGACTTCCAAGTTGTGTTTGCCAAACTCCTAGAAAATTATTTTCTGCTGCAGGAGCTTCAACTAATGTTAATGGTCTATCTGTTAACACAATCCAAACTTGATAGGCGTAGACACCTGTTGTGATTTCGTCACCGCCCGACCCCCAGTTGTTACCACTGGCTGCTGAAAGACTCACAGTAACTTTGTTCGGTGTTGGTTCCGGGGCGGCCACAGTCACAGACGGAGTAGAAGTATAACCACTACCTGGATTTGTAACACTAATGCTAATCACAGAACCCGATGAAACAGTAGCGGTCGCTGTAGCAGTTACGCCTGTGTCAGGAGCACTGACAGTAACCAATGGTTCGGAACTATAGCCGCTACCACCTTCGGTCACAGAGATAGTTTCTATGCTGCCAGTAGGTGCTGAGATCGTTCCAGTTGATACTATAGGAGCACTGGTAGTCAATGACCCGCCGATGTTACTGAGTTCGATACCACCTAGGTTAATGGTGTTACCGCTTAGATATAAGTCTCTAAATCGTCTCGATTCGCTGCCAAGATTTCCACCTAGATTAGTTACAGGTAAAATATCTCCACCTACTGTCACATCACTAGTCAATGATACCGCTTGATCTATCACGATTGAACTGCTGTCAACGGTATCGATAGTGCTACCAGTTATTCTAATAGCACCACCAGTGACTGTATCAGCAGTTACTTTTGAATCAATGCTGTCAACAATTACACTGCTGTCATCAGCAAACACACTACCAACAATATCAGTTTTAAGATTGCCATCAACTGGTTGACCAACCGCAGTATATAATTCTGAAAAATTAGAATCAATATTATCTATAGCATCGTTTAATCTCGCAAATGTTGCCCGTAGGCTGTCTCCGTCTTTGCTGTTAGGTGCAGAACCAATGTTAATAAAATCCTGCGGTTGATTTATGTTTATAGTTTTCTTAGCCATTATGTTCTTCCCACTGAGACTTCAACAGTTCCAATCCTGTCTGAATTGTAAGATCCAATGGCCTTACCTATCAACGTACCAACCTTGACATCTCCGGTTGCTGCCATCGCCACACCTGGTATACCTGATGTAACAATTAGATCTCCTTTGTTTACCTTTCCTACTACCTTGACTGGCACACGACCTTGTAATGCTACGCAAGTTTTAATACCAGGACATGCCTGGTTCATAGTGTAGGCTGCGGTATTAGAAACAACACCCGCTACTCTATGATCAGCTTTTACATTTGAAGTTGTAACTTCTTTGTCGCCGCCAAAAACCAATACTGTACCTACTTCATATTCTCGATCTGCTTCATAATATTCTGCTAGGTCAGCATAGGTAGCTTCAAAACTTGATGTACCACGTAATGTCCATTTTCCGTTGATCTGTCCTGCAGTGTTTGAAACACTAAGATCTGGATTTGTACTAATAGATTTTGTAATTATATGAGTGTTATCATATGAACCATCTCTATCTTGAAATCTGTGTTGGGCATTTTTATAAAGATTATAATCTGCTACTGTGCCGGCATCGCTCACGGATAAAACAATACTACCTCTATTACCTGCCGTTCCTGGAGCATATATCACTGTTGATTTTCCGCTGGTTACTGCTGCGAGATCAGCGATGACATATTCAGCATCATTTCCGAGAGCACTAACTCCCGGCCTGCTCATTCTTAGACTACCCTCGAGTCTGAGATTTCGAAGATCAGTATCACCGTTAGTATCTCGAGCTACTAGATTTCTTACAGTATTTTCGGCATCGGCTCCGGCGACTCCTCCGGCGGTACCACCTGGGCCGAGAACATTATGATTAGCAAATAATACTCGCATCTGAGGTCTAGTAGGAGTAGTACTAGGACCACCGACTGATGCAAAAAGCACACCGACATTGTTGTACTGATTGAGAAGTATTGCGCCCCCTGCAGATACAACAGTTGTTAACTCTACTTCAGTGGCATTACCAGTCGCATCACCTCCCGTGTATCCAATCACTCGATTATTTGCAACTTTGACTAATTTAGCCAACTGTAGACCATTATCTTTTACCGTAACATGGCCGTTAGAAACGGTAAAATTAGCCGTGTTAAACGTGCTCAATCCTCTTTCAGCTATAACAGTACCGCCGGTTACTGGAGTAGTGATCACAGTATTGTTTAACGCAGGACAATCATAGCCTAATGTAGTATTAGATGGTGTTGGTGTCGTTGATCTAACAACAAAAGTTCCATTTAATGCATTATTAGCAAAGCCACTGATAACGATCCTGGTTCCCGCAGCAAAGGGCACAGTAGCCAGTCCAGTAATTGCATCTGATTGACTAGCATATGTCAATGTAACGATATTACCAGAGGCTGTGGCCGAAACTGACAATGATGAATTAGTAGTTGCAACAGCATTAGAAAGATTTAATTTTTTCTGTTCAATGGCGGCAGATTGACTAATATCGGCATTAACAATAGTTTCTCCGACTAACTGAAAATTTATAGTTCTTAATGTATCATTTAGAGTTACATCGATATCACCAATCACAGTTGCATTAGTGAAACCATCTCTGGCAACATTTGTTTCGTCTATGTCTGTTGTATTAGTTCCTGTATAAACAAGGAGATTTCCTCTAGCAGCAGCAGAAATAATTCCGTTAGCCGACGATGCATTAGTTGTGTTGGCATAGGTCAATGTGGTTGTATTACAGGTTATCACAGTGGCTTTGTTAGTATTAAATCCGGAATTTGTAAAACCAGTAATTCCTATTATCTGACCTGCAACAAACGGAGCAGAAGCAAATATAGGTGTTCCTCCAAAGGTTACAGTTGCAGTGGTTCCATTTCCAGAAACTGTGCAGTTCGGAATAGTCACAGAACCATTATTTCCGTTTAAATGCGGAAGACTCAACCATCTATATGTAACAGCATCGTCTAACGCGGTTGGATTCTTCATGTTGATGATTCTACCAGCATTGTTCATGTTGAAATTATCAACCATGAAATTTTTACCGGTAGTATCGATAAATCCTGGACCTATTCGATCGGAATTTAGTTTATCAGAACCGTCGTGACCTAATCTTCTATCGATATATAATTTCGTAGCCAATTCTGTCGCTACTGATGTTCCGCTGGGACTTGAAAAATTAGGATCTGCGGTAAATTCGTTAATTGGAACACCTTGACTTAATTGTAAGGATGAAATATTACTTAATGAAATTCTAGCACTAAGTGTAGCTTCACCGGTTGATTGGTTAATTCCAAACAGTTTACCGACCTTAAAGTTTCCTTCTTGGTCGATAGTCGTATAAAATACACGACCTTTTCCTATTTCGGCAGCTTCATTATCGGGCTTGTTGGCGTTTACAGATGGACCAAAAATGTTATTTGGATAATTAGTATCTGCATAACTTCCCGAACCGATATCTAACAAGTCAAACGCAGTGGCTCTTAATGTTGATATCTTTATAGTGATTGATCCGGTTACTCCGTATTTTGGACCAACCTGTAAAGTCGTTTCACTTTGATAGCCGGATATAGGATGTTGTAGAGGTTTATCTAATGTAATGTATGCAGCATCTGGCCCCGCCGCTGGAGTATATCCTGTTGTGATATATTCAACGCCATACCAATGGAAAGAATAATTACCAGTTGCTAATTTGGCTATATCGAATTGATCAGTAATGGTATTGACACTGATATTGGAACTTCCTACGGCTCCGTAGTACAGATTACCTACCTTTCTTTGTGAAAATTTAGCAGTAATTTGAATGTATCTGTAACTTTCTCTTAAATTAGCGAATGCTTCTTGGTATCCGCCAGTTCTTCTGGCCAAATCTCCTGTTGAATATGTGATAACATCATTTACGTCAAAATCCGGATCGTCGTCATCGAATAATAATGCTGTCGATGCTTTTGCAACCGATGTTCCAGATACTCCGTCTAACCATAGTTTTCTTGATTGCCTAATAGTCACCGGATCATTATTACCTATTGCGGCATAGAGACCAGTTTCTCCGGGATTGGTAGTAATTGGTTCTAAAAATACTCTAGCCACCTGGTCTGGGATCCCCCCTCCACTAGATCCGTCTCCGTAGAAAATACTATTGATAGCATAATCTCTTCTGACGCCTGTTGCTCTAACCATTGCAGGCAATGCACCGCCACTGACCCATGCTCCTGGATTACTTGCCAGCGCATATGAAATACTTGTAGGTGTTACCGCGGTTAAAGTTACAGCGGTCCCACTGTTATTGTACCCGGCAGGTGCTACCCCACTGATTATGAATTTTTGACCGACTACATAAGGATTGAATGTCTGATTAGCAAAAGTTAATGTAGCTGTTCCATCAGTCCAAGAACCGCCAGTAACTGTAATACCGGCAAATCCAGAAGCACCTGTTGACGGAAAATCAATAGTTATCGTTGTGGCGTCAACAGCATCGATTCTAAAAACACCGCTAAAAGAATCTGATACATTTCTTTGGTAATTAAATAATGTTGAAAATTGGCTGGATGAAACGATACCTGTTATCTGTATATGATCTTTAGATTGAAAATGTGAGTTAGCACCGGCGACAGTTAATACAGTTTTTGTTCCACTTTGGGTCATTCCTGTGATTGCTATACCGTCTCTAGCTGTTGAGGTTCTATAGTGTAGTACTTCTAGTTGACTGTCGGCTAACGGTTCGTAATTATAATTGGTGATGTATAATTCATTATCACCCCTGGCGTTTCCGTATTGGCCGATAGCATATGTTTTTACACTTTGAATAAAATCTCTACTAATAAAACAGTCATCAGGGATTTCTTTTGGATCTGATCCTTCTGCTCTTAGTGCGTAAACGCCGTGTGCAGCAGATCCTCCCACAGAACGAATCTGTCCCCCGTTTAAGGAAAAATAAGCGGTGTAGCAATAGTAGGTAAACATACCTACTGCTTCTGAAATACCTCCGTTGGTTACAAAAAGACCATATCCCATATCGTTAAGTTGTGTCCAGTCATTACTTAACAGGCTTCTGTATCCAGCCGTGATTAATTCAAAATTTTCTGCAACCGTGCCGCCAGTACCTGGATCAGTTTCACCACTAACAAATCTAACAAACGTAGTAGTACATTCAGTTACTCGATGTATTCCGTTATACCCAGCAGCATCTCCACCAAAACCGCTGACGTCGATTTGATTTCCTACTGTAAAAGGGGCAAATCCCCGGACTGACGGAAAGGTAATAGTAGCATGAGTTCCGTTGCCAGTTGCAGTGCATCCTGTAATAATTCCAGCAATCGCATCGGGATAAGGACTTGAGCTGTCCAATACTAGTGTAGCACTTGAACCATTTGGTCCCGAACTATAAACAAAGTTTCTTAAATAGTTAACTTTATAAACTATACCTTGTACAACGAAAGTACATGGAAGTTGTGGTCTTCTGTATAGTTTATCAATTTCAAATACATAATTGGCTTCTGGACCAGATGTTGTTTTACTTCTAATTCTAAAATATTGATTACCGGTATATCCGTCAATGAACATACCTCCTGCAAATCTTTGTTTATTATTACTTGCCGAGAATACAGAACCTTGCTGTGAATATGGTGATTTGTTTAAAATTTGACCTTCTGGATCTAGAACCTGCGCGAATCCGCCATGTCCTTGTATGGTAATCTGACGTAAGATGTTAGCGTCGTTACACAAGAATACATCCATTTCTCTGTTATCTTTAGGGAAGTTGACATTTCTCGGATCATCTAGCATTTGATAGATGGTATTCATTAATGCAGCTATGATTCCAGTTGCCAGAGGTTCTCTCGTTAATGAAAAATTAATTATCTGTACAGCTTCTGGATTGATATTAAATTTTTCTAAAGAATTATTTCTTACAGTTTGATCAGCTAATGTGGCAGCGAATGAGATAGCACCTAATGTAGCTGATTTTTGAGAATTTGAAATTATATCTAAAAATCCAGATTCTGGAGTTCCGGTTAGTCCTATGGCGATTAATCCGCTAACACTTTGATAATATTTTAAGGCCGCCTCGACTGATCGAGTATAACCTCCATATATTAGATCATAGACTATGGCATCGATTATCAGACCGATATCTCTTTTACATAATTCTTCATTGTAACCTGTTGCTGCATAGGTTCTATTAACATATGCAATAACTTCTTCTTGGATGAATAATTTGTTTAATTTTAATAGAGTTGCAGCATTAACGTTTCTTCCGATGTTTTCTAACAGAGGATATATAGGTCTGCTAGGATCAGTTAGATAATGAAATCCGTATTCATTTACAGTATAAATCTGCCAGTTTGATCCAAAAATAGAAGTTGAGTTTGGAAGTTTATAACCTTTGTTAAGTCTATAAGTTCCTGTTCCTCCGATCGCCCCGGTGAGCTGTTCTTCTATTTTTATTCCGATCGGTATGGTAGTAGCTCCGATTGCATTTATTTCCATACCAACGGTGATAGTTCCAGAGGTAACAGACTCGACTGTTAGTGTTGTGCTACTAATAGTTCCTACAAATATAGCTCCTTGAGCTATAGTTGCTGTGCTATCTAAATCATCATGTATTCTAACTTTAAATTGTGTAGAACTTAAAATTTGAGTGACTACTCCCTCGCCTCTGGTGGGAATACACTTCCATATTTTTCCAATCCAATTCGTGTTGGTTCCCGGAGAACCTAAGGTAACTGTGATGGTTCCGGTTCTGGCACTTAAAGCTGCAGTGGTATTAGTTGCTAAATTAATTCCGTATAGACCTGTTACCCGTATGTTATCGATAATAGGATCTCTTCTAAAAAAGATCTGTGTGTAAGGACTAGTACTGATACCTGGCTTAGGACGGATCAGTGTTCGCCTAAATTCTTCTCCGATAATAGAAACGTTATTTGAAACTCTCAACGGGTAGTTTTCTTCGAACGATCCAGACTCTACTTGTACTGTTATTTGTTTTGTTTTAATTAATTCGCCGTATTCGAGTTCTTCACCGTCGATGAACCAACCGCTTAACACACCTACATCAAATAATTCGTTTTTACCTGTACCAGTAGGATAACCAGATAACGTATCGTCTAGGGAAGCATTGTGCGATAGAATTTCTGCTATTGCTCCTGATGTTATTCCTCGTATGCCAAGACCTTCTCTTATATCTTGTGCTAGCGGATCTAATGATGATGAAAAATCTGTTCTGGCTCCATTGGTAAAAACAAACAATCTAGGTAAAAATACTTGAACTGTTGGTAGGGATGTATAACCACCTCCACCTGAAAGGAGAGTCGTTCCGATTATAGAACCATTTGATACGATCGCTGTTGCCGCTGCACCCTCGCCACCGCCGGCTGATATTCTGATACTCACTGGACCATAACCTGATCCCTGGCCAGTCACTGATAATTCTGCTACGCTGTAAGTTAAATCAAATGTTGCACCGGCACCTACCGATCCGGCAACGGGTACAGATAAAGTAGATCCGACATCTAATACTCCGGGAAGACCGGTATAATTTCCTCTTCCGACGATTTCGTAAGTTAAAATCGCACCGTTTACATTACTTACTCTCAAAACTTTGACACTGGCTCTGCTGGTAAATGTTCCAGGATTTGATGGTAACCCTATCTGTATAACATCACCTGCTTTATACCCAGTACCGGGATTTCTCAGGGTAAAACTTTCTATCAGCATCCTAGGAATAATAACTGCTCCGCTTCCTGCTTGGATGAACGATCCCAGATTCAACGGATCTTCTATTAATGCTGTTTCTATTTTAGTTAAAGTACAGGGGAGTCCGTTATTATAAACTAATTTCTTCTTATATACACTAAGCTCAAAAGGGCTTTCAGCAATAATTCTTTCGCATTCTTTTAATGCTTTTTCTAATGTTCTAAACGCATATGCCGGAGATCTTCCTTGCTTATCTTCAGAAAGATCTGTACGATTATCGCTACCTCCGAGATTTACGTATAAGGATGTAGTACTAGAAAAACTAGATCTATCTACATATCTTTTAGTAGCAGCGATGAGTCCATCATAATCGTCGTCGTCTGCAGTAACTGGATTTCTTGAAAGAACCAACGGACCAGTCATTGTACCAAATGCTTCGTTGGTTAGACCAGTTTCTGGATCCACAGCATCAACACCGGATAAAGAAATTTTAGTATCGGCATAGGATTTGTTTACAGCATCTGTGGGACCGCTAGGTGCAGGTAAATTGAAAATCTTATAGTTAACACCTCCAGATCTTGCGTCAAGATTTCCGCCCAACTGAGGAGTGGTATCGTTTACAACATCTTGATTTAACGGTCGTAGTGTAATAGATCCGGTAACATTATCATAATCAATAGCCATAGAAGTTCCTGCAAGGAGACTCCTAAACTCTAATCCATCCTGTGTTTGATTAACAACTAATAATTTTCCTTGTTGGTTTAGATACGATCCGGGAGTATCTTCTAGCCCTCTAAATGATAATCTTTCTCCTAACCCGAGAGATCCGTACAATTCTTGAAAATTATCATTTACTTTTTTGAACGAGTCACGAATACTATCGCCAGTACCGTCATTGTTGGATAGACCAACATCAATAACTTTTCTTGCCATGTTATACCTCAGAAAATTTGTCTACTTTGGTATTTATTCAAAATTTTTACAAGCCTAATGTAAATAACAATATGTACATTAAAAGTGAAATTGTAACAGTAACCTATCGGCGATCCAGTAAATTGGGTACTGTTCACGAATACGAACGAAAAAAGACTATAGCATTTTTTCTCTGCGATAATTGTGGTGAGACGTTTGAAAGAGATTTAAAGCATATACAAACTAAGCGGTTGAGTAACAACTATTTTCATTGTTGTAGCAACTGTGACACAAAAAAATTCGCTCAACGTAAAGGAGTTGAGCGAAAGAAGATTTGGGATATGCCAGCTAGTGTAGAACTACCTGTAGGAAAATATTAGACTCGAAAACTTTCTCCGCAGCCACAGCGATCTCGTTCATTTGGGTTAATAAAATCAAATCCTTCATTAAGACCTTTTTTAATCCAATCCATAGTCATTCCGTAGAGATAGGGTCTATGTTTGGGATCTATATAAATTTGAACACCATTAACTTCGTAGTGTTCCATACAGTGTTCTTTTCCTTGCTCTATGTCAACATATTCTAAAACATAGGCTAATCCCGAGCAACCGGTAGTTTTTACTCCGATTTTAATACCCAGGCCTTTCCCTCTTTTAGATAAAAATTCTTTAACTTTCTGTGCTGCTAACTCGGTCATGTTGATCATTTATTCTCTCTAAAACAGTAAGTTTGCCTTCATCAGAAAACATACTCCATTGAGTGATTTCGTTTATAGTACGTTTACAGCCAATACAGATATTATTAGAATCCAACTTGCATATTTTATTGCACGGGCTGGGAATCATGTTTTTTCTTATAATCTTCTATGGCTGCTTTGATCGCGTCTTCCGCGAGGATAGAGCAGTGGATCTTGACAGGCGGGAGCGCAAGCTCGCTGGCAATTTCTGTGTTCCGGATAGTAGCAGCTTGATCGAGAGTTTTGCCTTTGACCCACTCCGTAACCAGCGAACTGCTCGCGATCGCTGAACCACATCCATACGTCTTAAAACGTGCATCGGATATAATGCCATTTTCGTCTACCTTTATCTGTAACTTCATCACGTCACCGCAGGCCGGTGCTCCAACCATTCCTGTTCCTACGCTAGTGTCGTTTTTGTCAAAGCTGCCAACATTACGAGGATTTTCGTAATGATCAATAACTTTATCGCTGTAAGCCATGATTTATATCCAGAAAATAATTATGTACTGAATATTTAGTGTAAATAAACCACAAGGAGATTAAATTATGGAAATCTTATTAGCAATCGCGGCCGTAGTTGTAGTTGGGGCTTTATTTTACTTCAACAGAAGTGCTAAGAGTCTTGATATTAACAATGACGGCAAAGTAGATGCCGCAGATGCTAAGGCAGCTGTCCAAAATACAGTAGAGGGTGTTAAAGCCACTGCCGATGTTAACAAGGACGGTAAAGTCGATATTAAAGATGCAAAGCAAGTTAAAGAAAAGGCTGTCGCCGGAGTAGTAAAAAATGCATCAAAAGCCAAAGCTGCTGTTAAAAAGGCTACCGGTTCCAATCGTGGCCGAAAACCAAAAACCAAGTAATTAATTGGTATATGAAAAAGCCCTCTTCGGAGGGCTTTTTTATGATTTTTGTTTATATTCGTAAAGTGCTCTACTAGCAAGATTTTTAGCTTTGCTTTCTATCATCATGTCGGCCCATTCGGAATGAGTTAATGCCCAATCGTTAACAGCAGAATTCCACATAAAATCACTGTGGGCACGAAGCTTGGTTTTTTTGTAACCTTGTGCTAATAAAGATTGCATATCTGGGCGAGTGACAGTACAATGACTGACGAGTAAATCTTCACGACTAACGCTATAATGGACGACAGGACGACGAGCACCTCTCCAACTATCGATGATTTTTTTAATACGATCGTCATTCGCGTCGATATATTCCCCGGTCTTAACCCAATGATGATGTATGTCTAACACCAGGGCACAGTCGTTAACTAATTCAAGGCTGTCCTCGATGCCCCAAGTCATCTCATCGTTTTCGATAGTAAGTGTATTCCTAGCTTCAGGTGTCATCCTAGCCAGCGCAGCACGTATGCCATCTGGTCCCAGTCGACCTGCGATGTGGACATTGATCTTGAAATCTTGGAACGTTTGTCCGTAACCCATCCAACGAGCCATGTCCACATGATATTCAAATTCCTCTATACTGCGACTGACAATATCCGGATTATCACTTGCAAGCACAGTAAACTGACCGGGATGAAAACTAAGGCGAACCCGATTCTCACGGGCCAAGTCACCCACTCTCGAAAATCCTCGAGCACAGTATTCTCTGACATCAGGAAGCCGCCAAAACCAGCCCCAAGTCGGCTCAGTGTATACAGGCAGTATATCACTGCTAAGTCGTACCATTCTAAGATCTTCATCTAAACTCCCTACTCGTTCTACAAGCAGGCGGCACGATTCGATATTCTGTTCCATTAGAGACCAGAGCTTCTCTACAGCCACCTCCTTGGTTTGTCTATTTAACCAAGCGACAGTGGTAGATCCTGTATTGTATTTTTTACAGTCGTCTTTAGGTTTGATACCGTCTACCTGATCAGGACGGTCGATCCATTTGCAAGCAAAACCGATACGTTTAGTCATAGTATCATTATATGACATTTAACGCCAGTTGTCAACTATAATCGGATCTTGTACTTCGTGAGGATTCGGAGTTCCGTGAAATGCCAGCACTGAGGTTGATTCAGAAACTACTGGATTAGATATATTTTTAAATGTAAATCCTCCGGAATGTCGGACTAGTTCTGATTGACTCCTAACTTCCCATTTATAACTTTTAATCCAATCTGAGGGAAAAAATTCTATCTCGTATCTGCAGATACTCCAGATATAATCTTGATCTCCATGGAATCTTCTAGTTGTTGTAGGATCGAGTTCTATACCTTCCCAAATCTTATGATATTCGTCACCCTGCCATCTTAAAACAGCACTTCCTAGCTTAGGGGGGCGATTACCCCATACCCTACCTACATCTTCTAATCCAACAAATTTTCCCGGCTTGTAATCTATAAAATGATTTATGTTATTGATTATAACCATATCGAGATCAAAAAATAAATTAATATCCTTGTGATCAAAATTACCTTTTCGAAAAATATAAGGTTTCCACCACCATCCTTGTATGTTATCTATTCGAGGAAGGATTCTAATATCAATTTTTTCATTAAGATTTTTTGGATTGTCTGTAAAGCATACGAATCTATAAGGTAAGGTGAGGTGTCGAGATATCATATTATAGAGTATGTTTACATATTCGACACCATACTTAGATCCGTGTTTAAGACAAATAACGTTTATCATTACCAGTGCCTGATTACATTAGCGATGATGAAGAAGCAGGTAACGACATGTATGGCCACCCAGAAAGTTTTTAGGAACAATGCTATTCGAGCTTCACGAACAGTAAGGATGGGAACATCCGGACGATCGTTGTCCGTTTGCCCCATCAAGTGCCCGGTAGCCCTGGCCCATATCTTTTCTAGACTGTTCATCCTTCGTAGATCGCAGAATTACCTTCATGTTCGAATACTTCTGCGGATTTTAATTTAACACCTTGTCCTACAGAATAACGTGCTTCAAAAACACGACCGTCTGGATGTGTCCAATTTTGACCCTTTTGGTAGGCTATCAGTATTTCGTTCATTGTGCGATACGCTAATTCGGCAAATTTTTCACAGCCGACTGCTTCTACGATACGAAGATCGCATATAGCTCTTCTCTCGTGAGGTTTGATTTTATCAACAGTACCGGTACCGGATGTTGGGGGATCACCTAAATTACTCATTTGTTTAAAAAATGGTAGATAAGGGTCATCTTCAGCAATGACTAACGTGTGGTCGAACTGCCATTCTGCCCATTGCTGGAAAGCTTTCAGTCCACCGAAGTCCATAACCCAATTACGACTATCAAGGGTATCAGACTCAAATACAAGACGAATGCCAATGCTATAGCCATGAAGTAGGCTGCAATGACTGTGAGTGCTACGCCATTGACGGAAACAACATGAAAGACCTCTGTCATTGCCATAAGTTTTTGTTGAAAGAAAATTTGCCATCTCTAGTCTCCTTTATAAATGAGCAAGTTTGATGACATGCAGAATTTATATAGCGGGGTGAATGCCTTAAGAGACCGCTTGTTGTAATTATACAGGAATATTTATAGACCTTGCAAGATCGTATAAATTTTCTTTGGTAACATTTGATAAATTCCATTCTCTCGGTAAATTCCAATCGTCGTTGTTGAAAATTCGAAATTGCCTATCTGGATAGCATTCAAACACTCGACCAATCTGGTATATCCAATAGCTAGGATCTACTTCGGGTTTTTCTGATTTTGAATAGTTAGGGGTATCTTTATAAATGTTATTGACTTTACCATCGAGTCCGTAGAGATCCATTCCGGCGATGTTTATTTCGTGATGATCGATAGCGGCTAATAAAATTGCATATGGACCACTTCCCCAATGCCACGGGTCGTCTGGTCGTTGATTTCCTTGATAAGGTAATTCCGGGACTAATCTAACATTTTTAAAATTTTTAAATTGATCAATCCAATTTTTTCTTGTATATATTATCGAGTCATTGGTTTTTGGATTTTCTAAAGCTTCTACAACCATCCTAGAATCGACACAGATAAGATGATCAATATGACAATCTCTATGTATTGCATTACATCCATATGTAACAAAATCAGCTGATGAAAAATTTAAATCTCTACGACTTTCGCCGTTACCGATAACAAGACAATTCATTACTTAGGCTGTATCTGACCAAAAGGAAGCCATTGTCCCGGATTTCCAGATTGTACACAGACCCATCCTATGTAACTATTTGTGGAGGGGGCTGAATTCCAAACAATATCACCTTGAACATGATTTCCGAAGGTCGGTGGCTCTATCCCGCTTAGGTGGATTTTATCGTTGAATTTAATGGCGCCTGACACATGAAGATCTGCTCTCTGATCTGGTTGAGAAACATTTATACCAAATTTACCGTTAACGGTAACTTTTATTGGTCCGAAATTTTTATTTCCAAGTTCGATATCTCCACCCCCCGATACAGAAATTCTGGGAGTATTATCAGTGACTATATCGAAATCATTCGATGCGTAGGTTCCTACAGAACCTCTATTATATTCAGTGGTTCCTAAAATTATTTCTACTCCGTTTTCGAGTATACTGATTGAGGAATTAGGTGTATCAGTTCCTAAACCTAAACGATCGGTATCAGCATCATAAAATAAATATTGGTTAATGTTAACAGATCCGTCGACTGTTAATCCTTTTAATCTTCCGAGTTCTTTTAAATTGCTTTTAGTTATACCAGGTCCCAGTTCCTTTTCATTTATAACAAAAACATTATTAATGGAAAGATTTTTTCCAGCAGCAAGATCAATGGCTTCGGAGCTATAAAATTTATCGGGATTTGATGTAAATATCAACTGTTTTGCTGATCCCTGTCCGGACCATAATAAACCTTTACCAACCAATGTTCCGTTTTTTCCAGATTTGAATTCTAAAAAAGGAATATCAGTTAAGTTAATTTCTTCAGATCTGCTCTCAAATAGATCGTTAAGCGCATTAATTACAGCATTGATTTTTTGATCTTGATTATTCATTTTACATATTCACTATAGGACCAAATGCAGCCCATCGTCCTGGATTTCCGCTAGCCACACAAATCCATCCAACATACATTCCTACATTTGGATTATTGTTCCAAACTATGTCTCCTTTGGAATATTCTCCTGATGATGGGTAGACAGAGTTATACATATGGATATGACCATGATATCTTATCGGTCCGTTAACATGTAAATCGACCTCGGGGTCTGGATTATTAACTCTTACGGATAATTTACCGTGGATTGAAATTTGAACAGGATTTTGATTTCGATTTCCTAATGTTATATCGCCATTAGCTGCTACACTAATTCTAGGTTTACAATCAGTTATTATATCGAATGGGTTACTGGCATATGTTCCGATCAATCCTCTTGTATTTTCTCTGGTGCCTATTATAACTTCGATACCGTCTTCGGCAACACTTAATGCCCCGTGAGGTTCGTCAGTGCCAAGCCCTAGCCTATCAGAATCTGAATTATAAAAAGCATATTGATTAATGGTTATGTCGCCATCGACAGTTAAACCTTTTAATCTTCCTAGCTCTTTTAAATTGCTCTTGGTTACGCTAGGTCCAATTTCTTTTTCGTTCAGGACGATAACATTATTAATAGATATTATTTTGTCTTTGGCCAGATCAATATTTTCAGATACAAAAAATCTATCAGGATTAGCAACTAAAACTAATTGTTTTGTAGATCCGGTTCCTGACCATAATAACCCTTTTCCGTAGATCGATTCTTCTTTATTTGATTTAAATTCTAATGGACTATGTTTTTCCAATTTTACATCTGCACGTATTTCGTCAACTTCTAGAATTCCGGCTTTTAATAATCCACTAACTTCTAAGCTTTCAGATTTTATTTTTCCCTGGACATTAAAATTATCTTTTATTGTATCAATTTCTAACGTAGAAATTTTAACTAAATCGTCTTTGATCAGAATCTGTTGTTTTGTAGATTGATCAACGATGCCTGAGCTAGAAAAATTTAATATTTTTCCTCCAGAGATATGATCTCCCGAAAGTGCTCTCTTAGGTAATGATTTAAGAAATTCTGTAATATCGATAGAGGTCGAATTCTGTGATTTAATTGCAGAACTTAGTTGTTCTAATGCTTGATCTATCGGATTTTTAACCATGATTAACTATTTATCTGATGTTATCTACTCTGTTATTATAGAGTTGGGATCTGAGAACATATTTCTGGCTCTTTCTACAAAATCATTTAAATTTATCTTCTCTGATACAAAATCTAACAGATTATTTTCAGTGATGTTTTCTTGATCAATTTCAATGAACTTAGATATTTTGTGACCCTCGTTGATCGGATTTATAGCCATTATGTTTATTCGATCTTGAAATTTTCTAATTTCGAGATCAAACCCGTTTATGTTAGTACGAATTTTAATTGTTAAATCAATATTTTTGTTTACCATCTTTGTACCTCGATCTTATATGTCCAATATGTAACAGAATTTATTGAAGGACTGGTTCTGTTAATTAATCTCAACGTCGGAAATCCAGATACGATTAACAGTTGAACTTTGCCTGCACTCGGAGTAGTTCCTGCTGCAAAGTTTGTACTATCCGAATTAAATGGTTGATGTTCGACAACGGCTCCATCTAATTGATATACCGAACCATTGTACCATATTCCAGAAACTATATGCTTATTAATTCTTGCCCATGCTGTGGGACTAAAAATGTCATTAACATATAACCCTAGGACAGATATTTTAATATATTGTAGTGTATCTTGACCAGCAAAAAATTCCAATGACAAGTCTATATCATTAGTTGTATCGGTATTTATTTGCTGGAATGTTGATGTTGTGGTTCTTATTTGACCAACTTCGAAAGAACTACTTGCTCGTAAATTGGTAATAACTGCCGATGATGATCTCACACTGCCGCTGACTCCGATGCCACCTGTGACTACTAGTGTTCCCGATGTTGTGCTTGTTGATGCTGTATTAGCAGTGAATGTAGTTGCTCCATTACTAGTTAATGTGGTAAACGCACCAGTATTACGAGTAGTAGCACCGATACTCATATTATTGATAGTACCAGCAGTGGCAGGATTGATCGTTACTGTGCCTGTTCCTGACGGGCTTAGAGATACCGTTGCATTTGCAGGGTTTAAATCAACAGTACCACTAGATGAAATTGTAGAAGCACTGATAGCCGCGCTGATTGTCCCTGCTGAAAAATTTCCCGAACCATCTCGAAATACGATAGAGTTGATGGTGTTGCTCGATGTTGCTGACGAAGTTATTGTATAGGCGGTTCCGTCATCGGCATTTGGTGCTGTAATACTTAACCCCGAGCCACTAATGTTAATAGTTGATGCATATTGGCCAGAGGTCGCTGTTCCGAGAACGAGCTGAGTTCCTGTGGTTGTAGATATCGAAATGTTTTCGCTGCCGTCAAAATTTGCACTTCCGCTCACAAATCCACTTAAACTTATTGATCTAGCTGTGTGTAATTTACTAGCTGTTTGAGATTGTAAATTAGAAACCATAGTTGTTGACGCAACTATAAACGGAGCAGTTCCTGTTGTTGCTGTCGACTCGACAGTAGTAAATCTTCCTGTGCTGGCAGTTGTTTCACCAATGCTTAGATTATTAATAGTGCCTTTGGTTCCAGATGCTATCGTGATAACACCAGCACCAGTTGTAGTATAACTTTGATTGTTTGTTCCTGTATCTAAGTTTACGGCATTGTCAGCGCCTAAAGTTGTGAATGCACCACTGCCTCTGGCACTGGCGCCAATACTCATATTATTGATAGTACCAGCAGTAGCAGGATTAATAGTTACAGTACCTGTTCCGGTTGGCTGTAAACTTGCTGTGGCATTGATACCGTTAAAAGTTGTGTTTCCAGAAGCCGCTAAAGTGGTGAATGATCCAGCAGCCTGTGTAGAAGTGCCAACGGCTATGTTATCCATAGATCCAACAGTGCCCGATGTTATCGTGATAACACCAGCGCCGGTTGTGGTATAACTCTGATTGTTAGTTCCTGTATTAGATGAAACTGTACCAGTAAATGTTACGGTGTTATTAGCATCTAGAGTTGTAAATGCACCGGTACTTCTGGTACTGGCACCGATACTCATATTATTGATAGTACCAGCAGTGGCAGGATTGATCGTTACTGTACCTGTTCCTGTTGGACTTGCTGTGACATTAGCATTGGCAGGACTTAGAGAAACCGTACCACTAGATGTTATGCCAACAAAATTTCCTGTTCCTCCGGCATGAACATTACCGCTAATTCCAACACCGCCTGTAACAATTAAAGTTCCTGTAGAAGTAGACGATGCTGCTGTATTTTTAGTTAGGCGTAATTCATTTTTAATATCACTGTATCCACTGGTTGAACCTATGGTAATTGCAGTTCCTGCTCCTGCAAAATTTACAGTTGTTGCATTTAAGTTTATTAAATTAACAGTTGTAGCAGTAGAGGTGATATCCCCACCGTTTACCGCTAGATCTCCAGTTGCGGTTATATCACCTGTGAGATTGGTTGTTCCGTTAACATATATATTTCCACCGATCCCTACTCCACCGGTAACTACTAATGCTCCTGTTGATGTTGAACTACTCTGAGTGCTATCGGTTACAGTTGTTAGATTATTTGCAGTTAGAGTAGTAAACGCACCTGTGCTTCTGGTGTTGGCTCCGATGCTGGTATTATTAATAGTACCGGTCGTTGTTGGATTGATAGTCAATCCACCAGCTGGTTGTATAGTAACTACTCCCGTACCTGTAGGAGAAAGAGTTAAATTAACATTCGAACCGGTTGCGTTAACAGCACCTGATAGTGTAGTTGTGTTGTTTGCATCTAGTGTAGTAAAGTTACCGGCGGCTCTGGTAGTGGCACCGATACTCATGTTATTAATGGTACCGGCAGTAGCAGGGTTTATAGTTACTGTGCCGATTCCGCTAGGATTGATAGTTGTGCTTACGTCAGCACCGTTGATGTTTACAGTACCTTCTAGTGTGGTTGTACCAGTGGCCCCTAACGATGTGAATGCTCCCGAGGCCCTCGTTGACGATCCAATCGGAGTGGCCTGTATACTGCTGGCATAGATCGCGCCGCCTACTCCTAGTCCGCCAACGATTCTAACAGCTCCTGTAGTGGTATTAGTAGATGCGTCTGTATTTAAAAAGTTTGTGACGAACTGAACATTTCCACCATCGAATGCAGCAGAAATCGTAGAATTGGCGTTTATTTGTAAGGTATCGTTGCCTTCGTTAACAACAAATTCGATGAAGTTTCCTGCGACTAACGTTAATTGATCATCGACGTCATCTGCAGAAATAGTTACGCTATTTGGCTGGAGAAAGATTCTTCTGAAGGAATCAGCAACAGCAACTCGCCCCTGATCAGGCATGGATAAACACTCCTTATTTGGAGTATTTATCCGCCCATTTTTAAAAGATTACTGGACTTTTAACAGTATTACTTCTTCGTTAATACGTCCGTTGAGCTTGATATCTACTGCTTTAATATCTTCTAGGAATTTGCGTAACTGTACTTTGCCTGCAGATTTGAATTCTTTGATTTGATCTTCGGGTTTTCGAAGTGTCTTTTGTACAGATTTATTTTCATCGAAGCCTGTAATACTTGTGCCTTTGACTCCGAGTTCTTGATATTCTGCAGCAACATATTTCCCTAACTTACGGCTTTTGGTGTTGTAGATCCATAGTTCTTTAGAACCTATGATGTCCTGTGGATTGATCGATACCAACTTTAGTGGTTCGAATGTTTTTTGATATTTAAGTTTAGAAACAACCTTTGCCTTGTCAGTGGGACGTTTAGCTCGAGGTTTTTTATTAACTTTGGCTTCTTGTAAAAGCATATCGCATGCAGAACAGACTTCTTGATAGAATGCGATTATTTTTTTAATTTGAGATTTGCTAAGATGTCGGTACGCTTCTTTAAGTTGTTCGTCTTTTCCTAGACTTGCCTCAGTCAACTCGCTGAGATTTCCCTCGTAAAAACCTTTAATGAGCCGAGCATGTGCAGCCTTTACCTGCTTTGATCGTAAAAGGCTAGAAACTTTAAATGCTTTTGGATCAAATGCTTCTGGGTCCGCTTGAAAGCTCTCGATAGCATCTTCGATTTCTTCAGTCATTTTTACTGCTGTTTCATGAAGTCTTTCTTGAATATTGGGTACATAGGCAACATTTTTAACAGCGTCATCAGTTTCAGGCGCATAATCATTCTTACCTTCTTCAATGGCTTTCGAAATTTGCTCTCCAAGCCATAGTGCTGTGTTTCGACCTTCATTGAAATCTGATCTTACTGGAAGCATACCATTTAAAAGATTAGCCGCGATACCACCCATCGTCGAGTTACAGCGATAATCTTTGGTATCTTTAAATGATTTAATTTGATCTTTGGTATACCCGTTGGCGCTCATCCAACTAATTACTTTTGGTTTAAGATCCTTGCTACTAAATTCAAGTCGATAATAGTCCATTGAATCTCGAAAATGTTTATAATATTGATCAGTTGACCAGTTTTCACAATCATTCCATTTTGGAATAGGATCTTTTCCACGATTAGTACTAATATTTTTAGCCTTTAGGTTTGCCATAATTAAGCCTCTGTGAGTTGCAATAGTAAACATTATATTGCATAATACTTTAAATGTCAAGCACTTTCAAATCGCTCAATTTCTCTTGAGTTTCCGTCTTCGGTTTCTTGAAAAATAGTTGCGGCAAACGCACCATCTAATACTGCTGTTTCTGCTAGTTTTACAGCTTCTGACATACTGGCAGTAGTTTCTATCAATTCCTGATGACCTTCTTCGTCTTCAGTCCAAACTTCAAAAAGCATGAAGCTCATTTTATTTTACTTTTCTCCTATTAGATTAGATTATTCAAACTTAGTCCAATCTCCATCGGGTGCTACTGCCCAACCAAGACGTTGGAGATCATTCCGGATCTCGTCGGTAATACAACCTTCTCCTACATACTTATCTTGTTCGGTACCGTCTTCGTGCCGAATGCCAGAGCAATACCAATCGATGTAATCTCCTTCCTGCCGCATGTCCGCAATAATACCTCCTGCGTATCGCCAAGAACAGGACCACTCTTCGCTTTTGAGCACAGGTATCACTTCTAGTTTGATGAAACCATTGTTGCACATAGCCGCATATAAATTCTGTGCATACGATTCGGAGGCGCGAACTTTTTCTAGAATCCAATCTGTAGTAACGAGATCCCATTCCATATTTCTTTCACGGCTAGCAGGATCGTCCCATTTGCGATTGTGATCCTCGATAATCTTGGCGAACATATCGAGATAATCGTCGTTGACAGGCTCGCCTTTTTCAGCCTGGCGCTTCTCATAGCCCTCTCGTTGGAAGGTATGCCGATCTGGGCTTTTACTGGGAGTCATTCTTCTG